GAGGACAGGGACATGCGTATGCTCTTTGATATGAAAAAGAAAATGACTCCGGAGCGATTTGCCAGACAGATGCAGACATTCCGTGATATGTACCGCCTTGAGCATCCAGAAGAATTCCCGGAGGACTGGACAGATTGACAGAAGACATTTTTGTTGTGTTTCTGGATATGGACTATGGAATGCACGGGACTTCCTGCTTGAATTCAGACGGAAGCGTGACCGTCTTCCTGAATTCCAGAGACAGCAGAGAACAACAGGTCAAGGCTTACAGACATGAGATTGACCATATTGTAAAAAAGGATTTTGAAAAATCCGATGTACAGGATATAGAGTACGAAGCACACATGGAAGGAAGGTGATTGAATGCCACGAAGGAAGAAATATCCAAAACTTCCGAACGGCTACTGACGGCTCTATCAAGTTTCTGAAGCAGAAAAAGCATAACCAATATGCCGTACATCCACCGACCACGGAATTTACACCTGATGGTGTTCCAATCACTCCAAAGGCTCTATGCTATGTGGATTCTTGGTATAAGGGATTCGCAGTCTTGACGGCATACAAGGCGGGAACATATAAGGAAGGAATGGAAAAGGAGTTGTCATTTACTGGCGATCCAGACGATGCGGTGAAAAGAATCATTGCGGACTACTCCCATTACAAGGGAACGGATTCTGAAGACTCTGTGGCCTTCTCAGACGTATTTGAATTGTACTATAGGGACAAATACACCAACTCAAAGAAAAAGCTATCTAAGGCCTCTGAGTATTCCACAATGGCGGCGTACAAGAACTGCAAGCAACTGCACGACAAACCATTTGCTCAAATAACCTTAAATGACCTTCAGGCTACAGTGGATTCTTGCCCTTTGAAACACGCATCCCTTGAACTTATCGTGTCCTTGTTCAAGGGAATGTATAATTATGCAATCCCTCATGGCCTTGCTGAAAAAGACCTGTCGCAATACGTCAGGATCAACATCCCAGATGATGATGAACATGGAGTTCCTTTCACGGAGGATGACCTTCTTCTGTTTTGGAAAAACAGGGATGATATAACTGCATCAAGGCTTCTTGTGATGTGCTATACAGGTTTTCGCATTAGTGCCTACAGGACAATAAAAAAGACTCCGACCTATTTTCAAGGTGGAGTCAAGACGAAAGCATCAAGGGGCAGGATCGTGCCTATTCACTCGGAGATTTTATCTGTGGCAGAATCATTCGATATGTCCGATGTAAACTATTGGACGTTCAAAAAGCAGATGACCTCATTTTTGGAAAGCCACGGAATCCAGAAACATACACCACATGATTGTAGGCATACCTTCTCCATGCTCTGTGATAAGTACCATGTAGATCACATAGCGAAAAAACGGCTACTCGGTCATTCCCTTGGAAGTGACCTAACCAACGGAGTCTATGGTCACTGGGACTACTCCATGCTAAAGCAGGAGATCGAAAAGATTCATGTTCCATGGAAATTTTACTAACCTTTTACTAACGTTCACATTTTTTAAAGTGTTTTTGTACTATTCCATCATCCTACGCAACAATAGAAATACCGCATAAATAAAGGCTAATCAGTGTTTTATCCCCTGTTTATGCGGTATCTTTATTTTCCATTTAATTTAGATAAGTGTTAACTCTAATCCACGTATTCATGCGGTCTAAGACTATTTTCTTTACTAACGTTTTACTAACGTCTGTGATAATAGGCAAAAGAAAACCGCCTTTTCAGGCGGTCTGTGCTCTTCTTATAATAAAAATCCAAACAACTCAAAATCTTCTCTGTACTGTTCTTCTTTATTAAAAACTTCAACCAACTTAAAGTTTTTCATTACAAGTTCCTTTTCCTTGCCCTTAACTTGCCCAAGATTTCTTCCGTTGCGGTAAAACGTATAATGGATTTCTCCGTTTCTTAACATGTGCCCATGCATCTCGGCTCCGTATTGACCTTTCCATTTGCTTACCAATCTTGACATCTTTATTCTCCTTCCAATCTTGTTACGCTTTCGTGACTACCTACAACCTCATATCTTTCGTTTAACTCTTCATTATCTGTAAATATAAACTGCAAATCCTGTAGCCTCTTTGTCATCTGTCCAGATGCTTTCCTGATTATCTTTGACAAAATCCTGAACCGCTTTCGGTAAGCGATCAATCTTGTATTCCTCTGCTACCGTTTTTCCGTCACGGTAGTTGATATATTCACGGGCATCACTGATGCAATTGCTTTTCATACTTACAAACCAACAATATGTCATTCCGTCTTTTTCCAATCTCTTTACAAAAGAGATGTTTTTCTTTGCCATCCTCATCTGTGTTCTCCTTTCGTTGTGCGGTTTCTTTATCTATTTATAATATACACTATTTAGTGTATTATGTCAATAGTTATTTTGACATTTTTTCAAATTCTTTTTGACAGATAACATTAAATAGTGTACAATGTCAGCATCATATCAAACAAGGGGGATCTAATATGGGAAGAGGAATACCTGCTCAGGAGTACAGAGATAAAGTCAAGCAGTACATTGATCTCGTCAGAGTGGTTCGTGGAAACATCTCTTGGAGAGAGATCGGAGATTTGACGGGACAGGCTTATCAGAACATCCATAACAAAAAGGTTCGTGGCTCTATCACCGCCGCAGAACTGTTTCAGATTGCAGACGTGCTTGGAGCTGACGTCAGGTTCGTTGATAAGAAAACAGGGAAGATTCTCATATAAAAAAGGCGGTCGCAATGACCGCCTTTTCTATTGCAATTTTTTCAAGACTGATTCATACAGCCTCGGATTGACCACATACAACGCATCCATCAATTCATCCATGATAGGCCATATCTCATCTGCCTCCCTGCCGTATATCATCTTCGAGAACTCTGATCCGCTCTCATATGCTATGCCACTACTCGGAGCGTATGAGTAGGAAGGCTCTATCACTTCAACAGGCTCTTGTGTTCCATACAATTCTTTTTGGATCGTTAGGAATGCCGCCAGTTTGATGCATGTATTGGCGTTGGGATTCCTTTGCCCCTGACATTCGGCGATAGCCTCTTTTAAGTCTTTCTCAGTAATCAAGAGGCCTCACCGCCTTTACATCCGCTCAATCTTGCTGATAAAACTCTGGAATTCCTGTCTGGTGCGGTCATCTGGTGCGTCCTGCATCAGTTCACGCAATTCAGCGACCATCTCATCATTCGCCATAGAATAGCCACGGCTATACCTGCCCATGGAATCACGCCTTGCATTCATCCGTCCTCTGGCTCTGGAATAGCGATTACTGTATCCCATACCGTCATCATAACGATTGGAATAACCTTCCTCACTATCTTCCATGATGTTGCATAGGTGGTCTACTGCACTTGCCATATATTTGATAGATTCTACATCCTCTTTGGAATACTTTTTGTTCTCGGAGTAGTCTTCCAATTCCTTCATGAGATTCTCTTTTAACTCATAAAGTTTATGCATTGTTTCCTCCTTCTACGGATTTGTTGTAGGAGCCGTCGGCTCTGTTCCGTTAATTGATTGCAAGTTATAATTCGGTGTGCATGACGGGTTGCCTAACAGTCTAAAGGTTGCCCCTGTGGCTGATGTGATAACCCTTGTCGCATATCTTGTCCGTGTTCTTACTCCACAGGACGACACCTGTGAACAGTATCTTGTGGTAAGAGGATACTGCACAGTACCTTCTCCGATTTGGATGACAACAGGAGCATTGATTGTGGTTTCAACAGGAATTGACTGAGCAATCACAATACACACCTTTTCACCATTATCAAAAGAGTTTTCTGGCAGAGTAATAACTAGATTTCCATCACTAAATTCAACTGATGTGGAAATAACAAGATGTTTGCACAGCCGACACACGTTTCTACAAGCCATGTTTATTTCCTTTCTCAATATGGGATTATTCCCATAGAAGCATAATCAATTAGAAGTTATTGCCACACCCACATCCGTTACCATATCCGTTACCGTTACAGGTGAAAATCGGCTGATTTCCGTATACGGGCTGTGCAGGAACAGGACAGTTTTTCAGACGGTTATACAGGGCATCAACCTCAGCATTCATTCCCTGAGCAAACAGAGCATTCTGATTTGCCTGAGATTCACGGAAGGTTGCCATGTTCAACTGATTCTGAAGGCCGACATTCTCACGCTCTGCCTGAGCAAGCTGACCCTTTACGCCATCCAGTTCAAGCTGACATAACTTGTCAAGGATTGCCTGTGTTCCTCTGGTCTGGGAGTCAATGATGTCTCTTGTGTTGTTTGCATCAGCATAGCGTGTTGCATTTCCTTCATTCTGGACTACATTCTGTGTCTGGCAAGTTGCTAATCTCTGATCACAACAGCATTGAGCAAGCTGTGACTGTAATCCTGTGATGGCCTGTGTATTGGCTGTCTGGGATGCAAAACTTCTTTCAAGGTCTGCAATGGTGTTTGCATACATCTGTCCAGTGATAGCATTGGTAGAGCCGTTTACTGCCCCGATGATGCCGTTACCTGTCTGGCAGATATTCTGGTTGATTCCTGCGATACCAAGGGCTGTGTCACCGAATCCGCTTGTTACTGCATTCTGGATTCCTGTGATGTTAGAGTTAATCATCTGGTCACGGAATCCATCGTTCATCTGGTTGGACTGGTTCATCCACGGATAAAGGTCACCGCCAACGTTTCCGCCGCCGAAGCCTCCACCGAATCCGTTTCCCCATCCGTTATTCCCACAAATGAGAAGAAGGAAAAGCAGGAACCATGCACCGTCCCCACCGCCAAAGCCATAACCATTTCCGTTCATAGGCTGAACAGGCATTGAGTAAGCCATGCCGCCGTTGTCATCTGTTAATGCCATAAAAAATTCCTCCTGTAACTAATCAGGGTAGCGACTATCCATCTTTCGGATAATCGGTTTATGAGTTTATAAAAAAGCCGTGGCCACTGGCTTAATTATCGTTTGTAATACTGCCGGAACATCTGTTGTGCCATGTTGTAGGTCTGTTGGTTAACCGTTCCACTATTCATGAGATAGTCAATGATTGCATTCGGATCATTCATCATATTCTTCGGTACATTGATTTTGTTCTGTGTAAAAAATCCCATAGGGTTCTGCATGAAAGCCTGATACAATCCCATAAGGTTATTCATCATCTTTATCACCCATGCTTTCTTTTATTGCCTCGATCTCTTTTTGCAATACCACCTGAGCGTCACTGAGTGCCTTTATTTCGTCTTTTGTCGCATACTCTATATTATTTACTTGGTTATCAGTAGAAGCGTCATTCTGGGCTACCTGTGGGCTTTGCGGGGCATCCTCTTCCTTTACCAACCTCAGCTTTTCAAATACGGGTGGTTCAAGCTGAGAAAATCCTCTTGTCTTGGTATAGACATAGGGGGAGTTTTCATCAATAAAGGTTACGGAAGTACCAAGATTGACATGCCAGTTCCTTGCGGTTTCAATATCAGGCACAGGGACAAATCCACCGTTCTGAATCTGCTGTTGTGGCTGATTGGCTTGCTGTGGGATCTGGTTTGCCTGTTGCGGCATCATATTGTATTGCGGATAATTCTGAGGGAAATACTGCGGATATGTGTTAAAAGGATATGCCATGCTTTAACGTCCTTTCTTGTTGAAAAGGTTTGTGGTTTATAATATAATTATTATGACAGCGGATAGGGTAGCTCCCGAACGCCGTAATGCCTTAACGGTTTCCGCTGTTCTCAATCTAAGGCTCACACGAAAGGCAGGTGTATTTTTTATGCAAGAAATTTGGAAAGATGTAGTTAACTATGGCGGCATGTATAAAGTAAGCAACTTAGGGAACGTCATGTCATTTAATGGCAAAACCGAAGTTCCATCAAAAACAGGTCATTTATTAAAGCAACATAATTTCAATAAGTACAAGTCAGTTACCCTAAGCAAAAAAGGCGAAAGAAAAACTTACCTTGTCCACAGATTAGTAGCCTCAGCGTTTGTTCCAAATCCTAACGGTTACAACGAAATAAACCATATAGATGAAAATCCAAGTAATAACAACGCCGACAATCTTGAATGGTGTACTCGTGAATATAATATGGCTTATGGAACGGCAAGAGTCCGTCAAGGAATCACATATGGAAAGCCAATAGAACAATCCACGATAGACAACATTCCAATTGCAACATATTGTTCAGCAGAAATTGCATCTAAAATATCTGGGATCGATGCTTCAAGTATTGGCAAATGCTGTAATAATAAACGCAAATATGCAGGAGGGTATAGTTGGAAATATATAGATACTGATTATTTTTCTTGCCAATAATAAAGAGGAATTTCTGAGCCAGAATCCCAAGCATCATAATAATCTCCATTAACAACGGCAACGGCATGATTTCCTATACCAAGGACATATGTGCCATAAGGAAACTCATAACAAAAATCCCTAACTGTAAAGCATTCTTGACATTCGTCTGGAATGCTTTTTCTTTTGAAACCGTTTTGTCTAAGAACCGCTCCCCATACCGCATCAGAATTAGGGAGATCACACATATTTATTCCCATGTCAGCAAGCATCATGTATGTTGTTTCCCAATCTGTATTTAATGCCTTAGATACCGCCCTAATGGCACAATCAGAAACGTTTCTGCCACATGGGTTCGGGTTATACTTCTTCCACATCGTCTCGCTCCAATTCTGACAGGTAATCTTCAAGGTACGAATATCCGCCTTGATTCACACAGGTAAAGAAGGCGGAATATGCTTCGTGTATGCTCATGCCACAATGGCATAGCCTTATAATGTATTCTTCCATATATGCCCCCTTTTCCTTAAATTTTGGCATTAAAAAAGCACCCTGACAATGAAGCCCGAGTGCTAATATAGTGCAATTTATATGTGTTTGAACAATATCTCTTTATTCTTATAAACAATTGCCTTTGTCTGTCGAACGGATAGATCGAATTCTTCTGCCAGTGGTTCAAATGGAACACCATCGCATAAACGCCTTTTCAGAATCTTCCGATTCCTGTAGGCATTTCTTCCAACTATCCATTCATCAATCAAGTTCTCTAATTCAGAACGTGATAAATCAACCATATGAAAATCAAGTTCGCTTCTTATTCCTCCGAACCCTTACCCCTCTTACTTTCTTTCGGTTCTTCTTTATCCGTATCCTTAACCGTTGGCTCATTCAGTACATCTCCTTGACCCCCGGTGTTGATGTTATTTATTCCTGCTCCATTTTGGTCATAGCTGACGGTATCATATTGATTCCACCAGTAAATCCACACCAGATTCGTAACAAACATCAGGACTATGGAAATAACCAAGCTGATTACTAACCTTTTTACAAGTCGCTCATTCCGCACCATAGCGTCTTCATGGACGATATATGGAACATCTTTCGGCATCTTATCCATTACATTACCCCCTTTGCAATGAATCACTTCTTGAACTCTTTCGTAACCTTTAAGCACTTGTTACCAAAGCATCCGTTAGGATCAAGGCCGAACCGCTTCTGAAGCCCTGCAACGGCCTTATGGGTTTTTTGTCCGTATTCCCCATCAACTGCAAGGTTGTAGTCCATAACCCAGTTTACAAGGCTCTGAACCCTCTTGATTTGGGTCTGATAAGTTCTCAGGCTATGGATGCCATCACCTTCTTTGTAGTAGCCACGCTTTGGCAGTTCAGGGAACTTTCCTGAATAGCCTTCCATCTTTACTGGAGTGCAGAACAGCTTGTGTTCCGCTTCTCTTCGTCTGGTCAGGCCTTTCAGGACTCTCCCACCTGCTTTATTATATTGTAACATTTTAGAGGCAATTTCGCCAATGCTTCTTGTTCCGTATGCGGTCAACTGGTCTATAGAACCAATGTTGTAAGCGAAAGAAACAAGGGAATCAAACTGGTTCTGATTCCAATGGTACTTGCCGTCATATTTCATGACTTTCGGAGCATACTTCTTGTCAAGGGATTCCTTAAGCCATTTGTCAGCAGTGGCCTGTGAAATGACTAACCCCTTTTTAATGGTTGTTCCCGTGACCGATTTGTCTGAGTTGGTAATTCCGTACCCGACTCAAATTGTCCAGACACCAACTGCATCTTTATATGCTTTAAGATGACATCCTTCAAATTCTTTGATAAGACTCATACCTTTTGTTGATACCTTAGACATTTAGATCACCTCCTTTATCCGATTCGCTTTCTGCGAATACTCATGTAAACAGAATTAGGCCGAACGCCAAAATAATCTGCGATTTCTTCCTTGGTTCGCCCTTCGTGTAACATTTTGCTTGCAAGTTCATAATCCATCTTCTGGTAATAAGGCTTTTTCAGTTTCGTGTCATATGCATGTTGGTTGTTATCTGAAAACGTACACCATTCAAGGTTATCAACTCGGTTATTTGCCTTGTCTCCGTCTATATGGTTCACGCAAGGTTTATTATCATGATTTTCTATAAAAGCCTGAGCAACTAATCTATGAATCAAATGCTTGGTATGTTTATTGTTACGACACAATGTAACTTGCAAATAATATCCATATTCTCTGGATTTCATTTTATAGGGCTTTAAAATTCTTCCCTTTTTTAATCCATAATGCCCATGACCAACATGCCGCATTCTGTCCTTGCTTCTTACTCTGCCGATATTGGAAACCTGATATAGGTCTTCATATCCTTTGACATCTTCCCATATTTCTTTCATATCACAAGCCTCCTGTGAAAGACCTTATTAAAGGTGACAAAGGCCGTAGGCTTCGGCTTTTCGGGAGCGACCCTATTGCCACCATGTTTTATTATTTATTCATCCCCTTCTGTGATATCTTCATCATCCCACTCCTTCGGCTCTTCATCGTCTTCGTCATGGTATACTTCGTATGCGTCCTTCATCTCTTCGTTTCTGAGAAGGTCAAGGTAATCATCTGCCTTGATAGCCTCAGGCGTAAAGGAATTATTTTTCCAGAATCCGTATACCCATGCAACGATGGTGAAAATCACGCTTACAATCACTCCAACCTGACTGTCGGATATGACAAGCACGGGCTTTCCGATCATGACCATGATAGCGTTAATCAGGGCAATCAGGTTAATAATGGTGCTTGCTATTGTCCTCTTTGTTATCTGCATAAAACCAACTCCCTTCATGCTATATCTTCAAAGATGTTCTTTATCCCCTCACGGGTGATAAATTCCTTTTGCTTATGCTTCACATCCGTAGCATAATCTAAGGCCTTTCGCATATCCCCGTTGCAATGTGCATCAGGGATACGCTCTACCGCCCTTGCTGTGGCCTCTGACAGGGCTATACTGGCGTTTACCGATTGAATCAGTAAATACTGCAACTCATCACGTTTAGCCTCTTTCTCGTCCACGTAGGCCTGTCTACGCTTGCGTTCTTCGTCATCCTTCTTCTGCCTCTGGGATATTCGGTTCTCGACCATCCAGAAACAAAAAGCTGTTACCGCTGTTGGGATTCCTGCCGCCATTACCATCGTCCAAAACATACGCATCATCCTTTCACGTCCACCCATCCACGGTACGTTGAACTGGATGTTGCTTTACTTACAATGCTCTTAGCGGATACCTTCTTGACGTTGCCGTGATCTAACATATACGTCTTTCCGCTTGCCCTGTACAAGACAACCGTGTGGATAGGGCCTCCTCGTTCAACCAGTACCAAGTGGCCATCACTTAGTGCCTTGTTAACTTTGCTCCATGTTGGCTTTTTGTGATATGTAGCAACCTTTCTGCCATACTTCTTATTCAAGCCAACGGCTACCCCCTTGATTGTCAACTTTGCTTTTATATATCCTTTTAAATGGTTTCTTGACCATTTTAAAAGCGGATTCATCTTGCTCTTTTCTCCGCAGTATCGTAGGCCGATGTAGAACCCTGCAAGACTGCATCCATGATTGCGGATAAAAGAATTTTTAAAATTCTTTTGGTTCGGGACAGGTGAAGACCGTCCGTTGTTGAAGGTTACCCTCCGTGGATATTTGCTTGATTTTGTTTTTGTAATTTTCATGATGTTCTCCTAAACGTTTCACGCACCAGGCGTATATGAATCTCCCAGATCAATAGTTTCCGGCGATATTGGAACTACGCCAGAGCATCTTATCCCAAGCCAATATATAGTAACCTGTGCATCCGTATAATCGGTGTTTGCCGCCTCATTAAACACTTTTACCCAAACACTATTTCCAGGTAGCACACCGAACTCGGTTATACGAAGATACTGATTATGATTAGAGGTGACTGCTCTAACTGCGGCCAGTCTGTACCCTGCAGGAACATTAACTGTAGTAGCATATCTGCGCCCAGTTCCATGTGTGATTTTACCTTTCATTGTCATTTGGCCCTCAACCATAACGGCATTTGCGGTAACCACACTTCCACCATTATATAAAAAGTTTTCAGAGGCGAGACTCGTTCCTGTTGGCGTCAAAGATAAAACAGACCGATGCCCATTGCCGTCATATACTTCTACAGTAGCCGCTTTCTGGTCATCGTTAGAGGCTACGGCAACTTGAGAATATGCGTTAGAACTTAGTGCACTTTTTATACCTGTGGCCTCATCCCCACTAAGGACAAGGACACCGTCAGAATAATAAATCCTACCTTGCTCATCACATAAATATATCTGTGCAGTTGGTGAATTCTTGCCAAGGGATATTTTGTTTGCCGTAAATGTTGCAAGTTCTGTCAAACCCTTCCTAATCGCAATTCCAAGCGATCTCGCAAGAAGGTTTCCACCACCGTTCTCTGGGTCAGCAAGAAAGTCTTCCCTTGGGACTTCTGTAATGTGAACTCCTGTATCTGTTCCTGTCTCAGTATGCCAGAAATACTGTGCCGTATTACCTGCAACCTCTCCAATTTTGCTAAGTGTTGTGTTTATAGCCTTAACAACTTTGTTAATGACCTTCACACCGTCACTGGCTTCTTTAGCTACTGTATCATCCGTTGGTGGTGCTGTTGCATTGCCTGTAATCCATGCTCGTCCACCACTTACCCTGATCTGAACTAAATCACCCGCTTTGGCGTCAACTGTTAACTGTACGGGTGTTTCATCGATACCTCCTGGAATATGCACCCATGCAATATTTCCATCTATGCGTTTTACTACTGCTCTTTCGTCATACGGTAATGTTTTGGTTTTTTCAGTTTTTTTCATAACATCAGAAAATTTTCTGACTGTTCTATCAAATTTACTCATACCTTCATCACCTCTTCACTGGTCTTTGCCCCATATCCCAATTCGATATTCTGGGACGTGACGACAAATGTTCCAACGATTCCTTGACTTGGATAGTTAAGATAGACGTAATCCGCAGTGTAAACATCAGGGTTATATCTCCTGTCATAAGATATTTTCATGCCGACCTGTTGCTCTTCCTTTAACCTACGCATGGCATATTCTGTTATAGATTCCCCTTCTGCATTGTCGCAGTTGGTTTCTTCCATCCATATTTCTCTGCCCCTGCTCACCGTAGATAATGGACTGTTAGGATCATCGTCAACTACTGTTGCGGATATATCCCCAGAAACTGCTCTGAAAACATTTGGACATTCAAACCAGTCATATTCCTTCTGTATGCTCGGCTCGATGACATCATTATTTATCGTATCAAATCTTGCAGATATCTCCGTGGCTTTTGACAATACATGAATGTTTCCCATTCCGTCTATTCGGATTCTCCATCCGATAGCATCAAGGACTTTCTGAGCCATAGATAATCTGGTTTCTCCGTCTTCGGCTATGATGGTTTGAGAAAGAGATGGTGAATCTCCTTCTACAATAACTGGGGCAGATGTAACGTTTAATAATTCTTTAATCAAATTCCCACCATTTGTCCCGCCAGATGCATACCATCCACGGGGCAACAGAACGTCTTCACAAGGCTTCAGCACGGAATATACCTGAACAGTATGTGTTGATCTGTACCCTTCTATTTCCTCAGAAGGAGAACAGGCAAGACCTGTGAATAAGGCATTGTGGCTCGTTTCTCCACTTTGCCTTGTGTCCATCCATATCCTGACCCAACGCTCTCTGTTGTCAAAGTTCACACAGTTAATATCAGCTGATTCCATCAGGCCAGATTTCCCTCGGCTGATGGAACCGCCATTGATTTCAAATCGTTCTGCATCTCTCCATGTGACTGAATCGACAAATGAACAATAATTTCTTGATGAGAATCCTTTACTCCAATCCATTGTTTTTCCCTTAACTGTTGCGCTATACTGCCAGTAAAATGCTACGAATGATTATTGATTTTTTGATTTTCATATGATTCAACTCCTGTTGTTCTAAATTAAACTAATAAATTGATTTGTATTGCAATCATACGCAAACGCTGTTCTAGGCTGTTGGTACATGTTAATATTAGCCCCAACACGAACACATTTTATTATGCTATTTTCAGCATCAAAAGTGATCACATTAAAACAATCCTGCGTCCTTGAATTTTCGTATCGTGGAAGATCGTTTGTGGTTAAAGGAGTTTCATGCTCTCTGTCAGCAGACGCGCTTGCAACGTTTATGATGAGCTGTTCTGGATGATTCGCAACATATGACACAATATCTGTATGGGTATGACCAATCATGTAGCATAAAAATTTTCCGCCGTCATTGATAAAATCAGTTACACAAGATACGATATCGCATCCGTTCCAGTCATATGACATACTATCTGTAGCAGTATCTCTTGCCAAATTATTTGACCAGTCGTTATCATATATCGACACAGCCTGGGTAACAAGAAAATGAGAAGCTATGATGACAGAATAACCTAAAGTTTTTGCGCCATCCAAAGTTTGCTCAAGCCAAGTCGTTTCATCCGCCTCATCTGACGTGACGGCGGGATCTGCGATAATTAAACGAACTTTTTCATCATCGTAATCCTTATAATAAAACGGATAGTTGCTTTGTCTTACAACATCCCAATTATCGATTGTTTGAAAGAATAAACCATCCATTTTAGAAAACGATGCTTTGCCATGAGGCTGAGACCCTACATCGTAATGATCATGATTTCCAAGAGCGATTAATATGTCTTCCGTGCCGGTCGTGTTTGTCCAAAACGAGTTAAATGCAGATTCTTCATCGCTAGAATTTCGTACTAAATCGCCAGTAACAATGGCATCGTTTAAAATTCCCAAATCAGTAAGATAATTTTTAAATTGAATAATTCTTTCTAATGGTGTGGTCCATCTGTGAATATCCGAAAACCACAACAAAGTCAAAGGTTTCGCAGTAGAACTTCTTAACCATCTGGACGCCCATATTTTATTAACAGCGTCATCATTTGATAACAATATATCAGTTTTAGGAACTAATAAAGAAGAATAACTTGTTTGTAGGTTATTAACTTCTATACCAAAATTAGTTAGAAAATAAATTGAAGATATAAATTCTTCGATATCCGCAGTTTCAGAAGTGTCTTCCTCAGTTCTTAAAATAGTAAATATAAATCTTGTCCCTGCGGGAATAATCGGAAGCTCTCCATTTCCGCTACTAAAATAATGCCAACCATCTGTATAGACATATCCGTATACTATAAAATCAGAATCTATAAGAACAATTTTTACATCATGCGTAAGAATTAAAAAATCAGACGGAGATACTCGATATGTTGCGTTATATAAAACAACATTACCGCTAGAAAGATTGGCTCTTTTTCTAGCATAACTAGATAAAGGCATGTTATATCGTCCATAAGTAGCTAAATAATTTGTTCGATCAACAATTTCACATAAATCTGATAAATTATTTGCATACGTTCCATACATATGCACGTAGTCCTCGCCATCAATGGTCTGATTGCTTTTTTGCATTTGTATGCGAACATATTTTACAGTTGGGATGTCCGAAAGTTTAACAGATAAATTTGAAGTTCTCCATGAAGCAAAACCACTTATATCTGATATAAAACTTTTTGTAGCATCAAATGGATATACACTATATCTATAGTCACTATCGCATCCAATAACTAAAGATTCAATATCAGAAGTTATAGGAATCATACCCTTCGTTCTATAACGGACACTAGAACTTGCGTCTTCGCCACTAGAAGTTAAACCGCCTACTTCCCATGTAACTGAATTAAATAGGTCGAAGGATAAACTATTTAAAGATTCAATATCTTTTTTAACACCATCATAATCATAGCTTTGCCCATATGCTCCACCATCTACCCATTTTGTTCCGTCATAGTAATACCAATCGCCATTTACATATCCAGATTCAGAACCTGTGTAGATGTAAATCTTTGTGGTATCAGACATGTCAGAAGCGGTCGAGGCATTTATCGGTGGGGAAATCCTAGAAGCTATAGTTCCTATAGCCTGCAAAACATTATTTGAATAATTCTGTGCTGAACGTGCTGATCCTTTTGCGTCATTTGCCGCTGATGAAGCATCATCAACAGACTTGCTCACCTCTGTCTGTAATCCTACAACTTCAGCAACTCCTTTTGCCCATTCTTCTATTGTACCTTCATATCCGTTTTGTACTGCAACCGAATAAGCAGTTACCGCACCAAGGTCAAAACTAATTGCCATACGTTACCACCAACCTTCCGTCTACCAAATCGAATGAAATATTTTCAACGGTATCATCCGCTTCTGTCATAATAAGATGCAGGTTATTATCGATGTTAAATGTTCTGCCTCCCATCTTACCGCTTTCCCTTGTTTCTTCTAAATGACCAGTTGCAACGATCTCATATATATATTTTGACAAAGTATCATAGTTCTGCACATACTCTGCAAAAGATATTCCTTCAAAACCTTCTGGGTCTACTCTGGTTATAGTCAGGTTATAATCAACTATCTGTCTTTTCGTATCATGTGACCTTTTTTCCTCAACCTGAATATCAGCAGAAAAAGAGGAGCCGTCTTGCGTTCTTATGTGACAAATCCCTGCGTATTCAGAAAGCCTTCGCATAGTGTCTATTGTGTCTTGATCTGTTAAGGTTATGGTAGTAGCAGTAACAGTCCCAGTTCTGCTTATTGCAGGATTCCAATCACCTATAACAGAACCGCCAAGATATTTTGTTTCTGCAAAATCCTTCTCCCACTTATTTGACACATCAATGTTGTAGTTAAGGACTATCTGCTCCCCGTCAAAATCTATGATGGTTCTGTCAAGGTCTATGATGTCCCCTTCTTCTTCATCAAGGTCAATCCACGCAAAGTTATTATCCTCAGTGATGTAATCGCCATTGGCGGTCTTAAAGACAACCCTATGGCCTCCTTTTTCTCCTAAAGCAGGATATGGGTCAACATATGAATCAAGGTAATTATTGGAGAATTCAACATTTTCAAAGATTAGTTCAGGTTTATCAGCTGATAACCTATATATATCGCATCGGTCTGTTTCTAATGCTCCCAACGGTGCTTTTGGGATGATGATTGCTACATTATTGTCTTTGTCGATGCTCACACTTGCATCTGGCATGATGGCCTGATGCGTCCAATGAACGCTAAATACAACAGGAACAGATTCCGCAACCTGTCCATAAGAATCTCGGTTATAAGCTATGATTCTGTACTGTGCTCCATCATCAAAGTTCATTTGAAGGTCAGCCAGACCAAAGCTGATAGGCATTGTTCCTGTATAGTTCCGAACCATACATACAGTTTCACCTTCATAGCCATGGAACTCTGATTCGTCAGGCCGTCTTGCAAAGTATGATTCCGCACGTTCAACAACCACATCGGTATAAATACCTGCTCCTGTACCAGAAACAGTCACTTCCAAAGGTAACTCAGTCAAGGAATAAACCACCTGTGTTGTTTCGTCATCATCGTCCAACGGGACTATGACATTTTGTAAGGATGTATCCGTAATCTCACAGGTTAAGATTGGAGCAACAGTTACCGGAACAGGATTCGACCATGAAGATGCAGTATTGACATCGCTATAATCTATCCTCACAATCAGGTAATGCGTTTCACCTGCTCCCCATTCTGCCGTCTTAGTATCAATCACTCCGTGCTGTTCTGTTTCTGCCGATAGAATAGAACGGAAATTCTTTTGATAGTAACCATGGCTTAACGGGCTTCCTGTAGGATTTTCAACCTGTGTGTATATGTATGGGTCTTGCTCTGTTCCTGTACCTGACCTCTCGTAGTAGATCGTTAACGTCTTGACTTCTGTATCAGGACTCAGGATATATTCCTGTTCCCTGTGCAATGGGTCGATAACTTCAAATACCTCTGCTGACTGTTGGGATTCATCATCAACCACTATGAAAGACCATGATACAGGAACATCACTTCCTACCGTAACTGCACTGTTGTTTCCAACAGATAAGACAGGCGTGATTGGAACACTTGATACAACAAACGGCACAGGGTTGGAATAAGGGCTATAAGTTGTGCTTTCTCCGTTCTCGTTGAAAGTCCGAACTCTGAAATACCACTTACCTGATTTGAGACCTGTAATGATCCAACTTGTAGCCATTGGATTCTTAACCTCATAATCTTCAGGCTCATCTATGGATTCCCAAGAATCCTTGTCATCCGACCAAGTTAACTCAGTACCTGTTGCCTCTTCCCAGTCATTACTCCACGAAATCCTGACTTTTCCTACCACGTCAGTTTCTGTAATGGTCACGTTATACGGAGCGGATGGAACGCTACCAGATTCCCACCATTCTGTTTCAGAAACCATTAAAGGCTTTCCTTCATGTGCCTTAATGTTGTATCTCGGAAGTCCATCTTCACCTGTGCTTTTCTCATATGTTCCTACAACGGCATATACACCAATAGAGAATCCGTCTTCTTGTGACCAATCAGGACAAGTTACAGTTGTAATCGTGCTATTATGAGGCAACACTCCTACCACATACGCATCCTCTGTTCTTGATGAGGGCATATACACAATGGCAAGGAACGAATCAACAATATCCGATTCATTATCCGCAGATACGGCAACTGTGAAATGCGTCCTGTCTGGATTTATCTCAATATGTGATGGTCTTGCCAACTGGCCTACATCAGCCAAGACAGGCACTCCAAGATTAGCGTTATTTTCATGGTCATGGTGCGTGTTAACCCTTACGAACATACACTCGTCATCCGAAAGTGTGTCATCCACATAGAACTGCGCCCTATCTGAGCCATCTCTAAAGGCTACTTTGCTACCGACTGACCAACTTAATCCAGAAGGACATTCAAGACCCCTGTCAGGTTTAGTGATACAATACTGAACTTCTATAAAGTCTATCGGCCTTGACCCCGTAGCACTGGTACTATAATCTACTTTGCACAAATAGCCGTTTGATATGTCAACCGTAGCCCGTATGTTATAAGACTGGTTCGGCTTTGCATAAACGTGATATGTATTAACCCAAGGTGAATTCCCTCCGCAACCTCTGGCTCTAACAGCTACCCATCTGGTATGAGAATATCCGTCATTTATAGAATTATCTTCTGGAGTGTAATAGCCTCCATTAGCATAAGTGTGAGCTGTGTTACGCCAAGGCCAGTTCGGATATGCTCCTTCCGTTTCAAGAACGGTCATCCATTCGCAACGTGCAAAGTGCTTTCCTCCTTCAGACGGTTCACTCGCAGACCATTCAAAAGACGTCTTGTTATCTAAATCGCTATCAAGTGTCGCAGTCAGCGATGGTTTATCTGGTTCAAAAAAAGAAAACGTCTTTTCATGCCAACTGCTTTCTTTCGACCCATTTGTTCCTCTTACTCTACATTTGACGGATGAAAGCACGGTCTTTGTAAACGGATTATATTTCGAAAAGTCAACAGAAAAACTTTTGCTTGTTGTATTCTTTCCAACTTTGCTAAAAGATATCCACTTACTGCCGTTTATACTGTACTGTGCCTGTTGGTCAGTCCAATAGTCACCACCCTTTTTCCATGAAAAAGAGAAAACGTTACCGCTTCTACTTATAGAACCACCCGATGGTGCTTTTTTTGATTTTTTCTTCGCCATTATGCCATCCTCATTCTTAACTGGAGCCTTCGAACCATTCGGTCAACAAAGTCTTCAGGATTCTCCGCACCACTAACATTGTTTGTGATATTGAAGATATAGGTACTACCAATAGCCCCTGCCGTTGCAGGTGTTCCTTCAATGCCTCCTGTTACGTCAATGCCTCCTGTGTCAATCGGGATTCCACTCATTATGTCGGCATCGGCTATATCGGTATTTAATCCTGTAATAGCCCTTTCAACATTATTTTCTGTGTCCTCGATACCTAAAGCCATACCAAGGCCGATATTCTTACCAATTTTGTCACGGAATAACCTTGATGGTGATTTGATTCCCAAAAAGCTCTTAGCGGCATTAAAGGCACGTTTGGCGGCATTCTTGGCGGCGTTAACAATGATTCCTGCCGCTCCCGAAATACCTCGCCCAATACCAGAGATGATATTCCTACCGAGGCTTATCCAGTTAATAGATTTGAACGCATTGAAAGCACTCTTGCCAATGTTCTTCATGGCAGTGAGAATCAATCTTCCTGCCCCAGATACGCCACCCTTTAACAGGTTAATAGCCCCTTTACCAACAGAAGCCCAGTTAACCGACCTGAATGCCTTTCCTGCGGCACTTCCTGCACTCTTTAACAATCCACCTATAATTGAGGGTGCGGCGGCTAAACCGCTCTTTATGGCGTTAAGAGCCTTAGTTCCGAGACTTGCCCAGTTTATAGCTGACCATACCGCAACAATGGCTGAGATAATCTTCGGGAAGTTTGCGATCAAGGCAGGAATGGATTGAATAATTCCTTTGCCTAACATTACAATCAGCTTAACTCCTGCCATCAATACCTTCGGAGCGTTATCATTGATAATTCCTGCAATGTTGATAATGATCTGAGGAATATAGGACAGCAACGTCGGAATAGAATTTATAATTCCCTGTGCCAACTTCAGAATCAAGTCAAGTCCTGCACTGATCAATGTTCCTGCGTTCTCTCTTAGTGATGCTGTGAACTGCTCAAGCATAGGAAGAACAGCTTCCAACAGAACGGGTATGTTCTCTTGCAGGGATGTACCTAACTGCTCCATAAGCGGTACAATCATTTCAGTAAATCCACTCATGGCATCCATCAACCCTGTAGATACCATTTCCAAAACACCTGGTATCATTTCCAAAAGCGTAGGAACAGCACTGATAGCACCTTCCCCAATCTTGCCGATGAAATCCATTCCCATCTGCATTGCCGATGAGAAATCCGCTCCCGAAAACATACTTGTGATGGAGCTAATGATAGTTGGAATGCTACTTGACAAAGAAGATATAAGATTCGGGGCTTCATTCATAAAGCCCTTACCGATTCCCATAAGCAACTGTGCTCCTGCATTGATTAAGTCAGGAACTTTACTCAGTGCCGTTGTGGTAATGTTGGCTATGGTTTCTCCTGCTATCTGCATAGCACCGCTAAAGTCACCACTTCTGATAGCATCGCCAAAGGCCTGCATCCCCTCTGTACCCTCTTGAACGAAAGTCCTAAGGGCAGGGTTAAGTTTGTCACTAATCGCAATCTGAGCCCCTTCTAAGGCAGAATTGAACAGGGTGATATCTCCTGCAAGGTTATCAAGCTGAGTGTTTGCCATTGCCTCTGCCGCACCTTTAGAATTGTCAATAGATGCAGATAATTGATCCCAACGGTCTGCTGTTGTGCCAAGCAAGGCCTGTACATTCTTCAGGTCACGAGCGTTAAAAGCCTTAGATATGATGTCGGTACGTTCCTTGTCGGTCATGCCATCCATCGCTTTTTGCATATCTCCAAATACATCTTTGAGGTTACGCATCCTGCCTTCGGAATCGTAAGCACTTACTCCCAAAGCACCAAAGGACTTTTCAAACTTCGCACTTGAAATACCCATCAGGATATTACGCATAGCCGTTCCTGCTTCAGCACCTTTCGTACCGTTATCTGCCAAAATACCAAGGGCGGTATTTAATTCTGTTGTTCCACCCCTTACAATCTTCGCAGTACCACCGACACGCAAAAGGGCCTCTCCCAACTGCTCTACGGAAGTATTGGATTTTGAGGATGCCGCCGCCATCTGGTCAACCATGGCAGTAGTCTGTTTTTCGGTTAACCCTAAAGCTGATGACGCATCCGTGACCATGTCAGATGCCTTCGCCAAATCCATGTTTCCTGCCGCCGCCATGTTCAATACGTTGGGCAACATTCTCATAGACTTCTCTGTGTCGTATCCTGCCAGAGCCATATAGTTCAGGGCTTCAGATGCCTGTGTAGCGGAGAAAGCCGTCTTTGCTCCCATTTCTTGAGCAAAGTTTCTCAGCTTCTCCATGTTCTGAGATGCCTCACTTGTCTTGTCGCTCAACTCTGCCGTGGTATATCCTAAAGTAGCACCAACCTGAGACATGGCCTTATCAAAGGTCATTCCAGTCTGTACAGACTTTGTTCCGAATGCAACGACAGCGGCAGATGCACCTGCTAATGCACCTGCCCCAACTTTAGCTATCGTGGATAGTCCGTTTTTTAATCCACTTCCAAAAGAACTCAGCTTTGACTTTGACTCGCCTATTCCCTTGTCATATTCACTTGTGTCAAGAAATAGTTTCGCTTGTAACTCGTATAGCGTCATCGTTCTTTACCTTTAATCCACATCGTGTAATCACACTTATGGCTACCTCATCTCCTGTCAGTTCCTTTTTCGGTGTGAAGTCAATCAGATTGGTATACCTCGCACTTATTGTTCCTCCGAGTGTTTCCGCAATCAACTTCACCACATCCGTTACGTAGGTTCTGTATAACTCTTCCTTCTTTTGCTCCTTGATTGCATTTATGCAGTGATCCATGATGTAACTACTGCCAAACAAATCAAGCAGTTCAAGGTTAAGATTTGATATACAGGCTACATAGGAATCAGCCCCAAATTGACTAATGAAGTAAAAAAATCCACAACGTCCTCATTGGTTATCAGTTCCTTAAAGGCTCTGAGATATTCGGCTATCGTATGATTATCGATGTCTTCTTTCTCAACAAAGCAAAGCAAACCGAGCAACTCCAATGTTTCATCTGGATATTCGCCAAGGATAACGTCAAGCATTGCACTTGCATTCTTAACGGCCTGTTCGTAGGTCAGCTTCTTTTTATCATCATCCGTGGCATCCTCTGGAATGTCAGGCATTCTCTTTCGAATCTCCATAATCCCTGTCATATCAAGCCAGCTCTCTACGAACTTCTTAATCTTGAAGGTTTGCTTCAGGAACTCACTCGGTTTACAGTTTGCTAAATTCTTCATGATATGTTACCCCCTAATGTACTTATTCTTACACCGTTCCTGCCTTGCAGTAGATTTCAAACGGTACTTCATCCTGAGCCTCAATGGAGTAGTGTCCATGGAACTCAAAAGCCATCTGGCCTTTTTCGTTCTTGGATGACTGAATCTGGAATCCCGTTGTGTTCAGAGCATTCTTCAGGTGGATAGCAATGAAGCCTGCATTTGCTCCTGTGTTTACATCAGAGTAGTCACCAATCCACCAAACGTCTTTGAAGTCTGTGCTTAAAAGTTCCGATCTCGGTACAACTTTTGTTGTGTCAGTTCCGTCAACATCAGCACTTCCTACGAGGGATTTGATGACCGCAGGAGTACAGGTAAGGAACGTTCCACTCATGGTCGGGTCGAAGCCTGAAAGATGCTTTAACTCCTTCATGTTGTTCGGTACGTTGTCTACATCTTCACCGAAGTCGGTATATTCCGGGTTGGAGGCAAACTGGATTCCACCTGTAGTTGCTCCAAGGATGTTTCCGATTGTTCCTGTATCAGGTGTGAATGTATCAACGAGGATTCCTGCATTTAACTGTAATTTTTCGAATGTGTCTTCGGGGACACGTGTAAATTTCTGCATAATTATTCACCTCGATAATTAAAAAGCGGTCTGGAACTCCGCTTGTATCTGCAAGAGAATCCTGCGTACTCCTGAATCATCAGGATCACTCATTCTCTGTGCAAAGGAAGGCTGTGGAGTGATCCACAATCTGCCCCCCTGATAACCGACTCCATGACCGCTGTTAATGGTTTGTCCTATTTCTTTTGCTTTCTGGCTGATCTCACGCCATGACTGCGACCTGTAATAAAGGGATGCGGATAAAAGGATGGAATCATCAAATCCCCCTATGCTTGCCTCATATGTGATGTAAGGCATTTCCACGTCATCAGGTACGGTGTTCTCGTCATAGGCGGGAATTGAGAAGCTATTCCAAAAGGCATTTAATGCACTCCATTCATCCATCATCTACCTCACTTAGGCAAGGACGTAATCTCCTCAGCCGTAACTTGTCGCATATCTAACGTGGCGGAGTTGGGAGTATACAGATCATCACCATCAGATGTCACATGGAATAACTTTCCGTCACGAATACGTCTGAAATAATCATTGAACTGAAGCACAAGATCCCTTGCTGTGGTTACGGTATATCTGCTTGATACTCCCTGCTTCTCAGCTATCCTCGATTGCATGGAAGAATCAAAGGTTATCGCCGCCCGAAACTCAGCACCATCATTCCAATCATTCATATATCCGCCGTATTCATCATTGACCTTTTGCTTATTAAGGAATACACAACCTTCCATTGCGTCTTGTAGTAATGACATACCATCTACCCCCTTATGGCAACTTCCGCCACGAACTCAATCTGTTGGCAAAAGCACTCTGCCACCCTCCAGAACCCCCACCGCTTTCAACAGAACCGCCAGAAGATTTGCTGTAGCTGTATCCGCCAAAGCTCTCGCTGTTGTAAGGTGACATTGCAGTGCTGTTTACACTGCCGTGCTTTGTCTGCCATGCATCTATTTCCTCCGACAGGGAAAGCATAGCGGGGGGTATCGCCATGCTCCATATAGCCCCATCGAAGGTTTCGTCCTTCAGTCCCTCGGAAGGGTACTGGTGAACGCCATCATT